ATATACAATAACTGATGAGGGCGGTGGAGTGTTGGGGGTTGAGGTAAACGGATCGGCAGTTCCCGGAGTTACTATAACCAATGACGGCACTGGGAGACCTCGAATATTGAACGATCCTTACTTAGATGGTAAGGATTGGTCTTTATTCAGGCGGGGGACTGAATACATGGCAAAAGGCCCACAATGGCAAAACGATGTAGTAGGAGGTGGCATCCGATTAACGGAAGCTTTTGATGAATATGTAGTAGGGCAAGAATATTTTTTAATATTCAAGCCGGTTATAAGCAACATTATCGTTACGCCGGATGCAATCGCCCGTTTTTCATCAGGAGAGCAAATTATAACCTCAACCACGGTCGCCACTGCATCTCACGCCAGAAAATTAATATTGATACAGGGGGCAGTGTCAGCAGCCCCAACATATACATTGTGGGATGAGTATCCAGAAAACGTTTTATGCGTCATTCTAACAGGCGGCGGGGCCAATAAACAATCTATTATTACAGCGCCTGCCGGGCAAATTATATGGGCCGGAGGGCCAGTAACGCGGTTGGTGTTGGGGCAGATTGATTATGCTCATTTAGTTCGTATAGGTAGTGCGTGGAGGGTGGTAGAACGCGGAGAAAGGTGGAAGCATATAGGTAATAAATTATTTGGTGGCATTCCCGGGCCTGATGTATTATCAGCCAATGGACAAACATTGCAGATAGCAGATTATCCCGGATTGGATGATTGGCTTACGGCATACAATGCCGCCTTACCGGGCGCAGTAGTAAGTGTTTCTGAATGGAATAGTGGCGGACTTACCGGGCCAAATAGAACAAAATGGGGAAGAGATGCCACCACAATAAAAGTGCCCGACCTAAGATTTTGGTTTCCGCGTGGCCTTGATCTTGGGGCCGGAAGAGATGTTGATAGGATGAGCGCCGGTACAGCGAGCATACCCGGTTCACAACAGTTAAACCAAAATAAAAGTCATAACCACGGTAATAATGGATCAGGAGGCATTGGAGACGCATGGGACAATTTATTAACAATAAATGGACAGGGAACAATAGCTGGTTTTGACGATGGCCCCGCCCCACAGCCCAATTTACTTAGCGCACTGCCTTTGGTGGCTGAGGGAGGCATAGAATCAAGACCCAATAACGTAGGCTTACCTTGGATTATATACATTTGATATGAAGTATACATTATATATATTAAGCATTCTGTTTTGCGGTTCCGTTTTCGGGCAAGGCACATGGAACATTCAGCGAGTGAATAATAAAATCAACAGACAGCAGGTTGATTCAGTATTTATTACGCCCCGTGATACTACGCCAACTAATCTGGTAGTAGACCCGTCCACGGGTCAGCCTGTAGGAGATAGTGGCCGTATTGCGTATAAATCCGGTAAATTTTGGGGTAAAATAAATTTAGGAGGCATACTACAATGGCAGGAGTTAGGTGCCGGTGCTACCGATCTGAGTAATTATTATACTAAAACGCAATTACAGACCTTAGGAGAATCTGCTGTTCATTGGGGAAATATTACCGATAAAACATTCGCTGAAGCAAATGGTGAAGTGCATGGTATTGCAACTTTTAATGGAAACGATTTTACTGATGATGGAAATGGCGCGATAAGTCTAAACTATACAACGGGACCTATACCTATTTCTCAAAAAGGTGTCGCAAATGGAGTAGCTACATTAGATGTGTCCAGTAAAATACCCTTATCGCAAATACCAGAATCCTTATTAGGTGCAGTTAACTATCAAGGCACCTACAACGCTGCTACTAATACGCCGGCATTGCCCGTTGCCGCTGCTAGTAATAAAGGATGGTATTATGTAGTAAGCGTAGCAGGCACATCGCAAGGATTAACTTTAAACCCCGGAGATTGGGTAATTAGTAACGGTAGCGCTTGGGGCAAAGTAGATAATAATAACGCAGTTACAAGTGTGTTCGGTCGCACTGGCGCGGTAACTGCTCAATCGGGAGACTATACAACCTCACAGGTAACAGAAGGAACAAATCTCTATCACACGGCTGCACGTGTGCGTTCAGCAGTATCTGCTACAGCGCCCTTAACGTTCAATAGCGGTACCGGCGCGTTTGGAATTACACAGGCGTCATCGTCTACTAATGGTTATTTATCCAGTACCGATTGGACAACATTTAATAACAAGCCGTCCGTTAATTTATATACCGGCGATGGCTCTATATCTGGCGGTATTAGAACAGTTACTTTAGTTGGGGCAGGGCAATTGAAAATAAGAAGCTCTACAATCGATGACACTCTATTTCTTGTTAACGGATCAGGTGTATATCTTCCTAAATCTGCTACTCCATTTCCGATAGAACTCACACAGTTTTTAGGGATCGTTCCTAATACGGGGGCAGTATTATCACGCACAGCAGCACAGACACTTTCTGATATCGGCGGTGCGCCATCCGCCGGCGGGTCAGGATATATTCAAAATCAATTTACAGCACCGCAATCAAACAGTAGTTTTTGGGCAAGCGGAGAGGGTCGTTCCAATATAAGATTTTCCGTACTTAAAGATGGTAGTAATTCTCTTAATACCACTTTCACTTTATTGAATGCAGCAGGCAATAGAGGTGCAGGATTACAGTTAAATGCAGACGTTAACCCGGGCTTAGCCACATGGATACATAACGGCACTGCATGGGTGAAACGAGTTGAAAATTTTGCTACTGGTCTGACAGCTTTTTACCCTTCGAGCGGGGAGGCAATACGGATGGTAAGCGACGCTGTTCTTCTTTCTGCATATAATAGTGCCGGCACAACCAGAACAGGATATTTACAATTTAATACTGGCGGCGCTTCAGTGCTGGGAGTAGACGTAAATCAAGGTCTGTCTTTCGCCACGAATGGTACCGTTAGACAAACAATTACTGCGGATGGCAATGTGGGTATTGCGGCCACTGCTACTGAGCGCTTAACTGTTGGCGGTAATATATTAGCAAATGGGGGCAATGGTATAGGCTTTACATTGAACGGCCCTTCATCTATTGTTAGAGATAATTCAATCGACATAAAGATAAATACTAATAGAGTTGGTATCAATAATACAAGTCCCGCGCTTACTACCCTTGATGTAAATGGCGATATGCGCACTACTATCGGTTTGACAACTCCGTTAATAATGAGTAATGCTTCTGCTGGTACCGTATCGTTGGTGGGAGGCGCTACGGCAGCAGGAAGTCTAAGAGGTGGTCAAATTGATCTATTTGGAGGGTCAGCAGCTTCTCCAAATACTGGTAATGTAGTTTTCTATGCCGGTACTGGTGGCGGAGGGGCAGTACAGCCAGAACGTATGCGCATTAACGCGAGTGGCAATGTTGCCATTGGCTCAAACACGCCTATCACCAAATTTAATGTTGCTGACGGTAACGGCGGCGTGCAGTTTGATGTTACACCCTCCACCGCAAGTAGTATAGTAACTTTTAACGCGAGAAATGGCACAACTTCTGAATTAGTTGATATGAATATAAACGCTGCGAGCACAACGTTTAGCGGCCCAATAACATCAGGAGGATTTATTACGAATGGGGCATTTACGGCAGACGGATTGGGCGGAGTAAGTGCAGCATCATTGGTTGTTACAGGCAATACACGTTTGGGCGGTAATGGTGTTCCGGGTGTTGGTAAGATACCAACCGGTACGGATGCATCGGGCAATTTTACATGGCAAAGTCCGGCTAATATTGCCAGATTCGGAACTATAGTGACCGGTAGTTATACGGTAAACGCTACGGATGCCGCGGTGATAGTAAACGCTACAGGCGCGGCCGCTACAGTAAACATTGCACTCCCCGCCGCGACCGGTGCTAACAGTGGCAGGATAGTTAATATCTATAAATTAAATACAAACGGACAAAGCTTTTCAATAGGTGGAACAGTTTTGACGCAAACGGCTTTTACGGTAGTTTCAAACGGTTCTACATGGACAACTATACCACTTTGATAAATTCTATGAACATGTATCTGCAATGTTTTTTAATTGGTCTGTTAGGTGTTCTTTTTCATCAGATCATAAAAATACGAAGCCTTAGAAAACGTACTATAGCTGCCAATAAAAAGTGGTCTTTTTCTGAGTACGTATATAACGATTGGCCATCCATGGTGTTGGCCGTTTTATCCATCGTAATTGTGCTCATAATTCAATCTGAATTAATGAATAGGTGGCCATGGCTGCAAGAATGGTTAAAGGCGTTGTATATAGGAGTTGGATATATGGGATCAAGTATACTACAATCTTTCTTGTCTAAATCAGAGAAACAACTATTAACCATAATAGATAAAAAGACAAATATAGCCGATAGAATGTCCACTGGCATTGATGATCCAAGTACCGATCCTAAAGAACCGCCTCCGGGTGAAAAACCATGAGCAAAAAATCATTCATATTAATATTATTATTCTCATCTTGGTTCCTATCAAATGTGCATCGGGCTTGGAATAATCTTCCCGTTAAAAAGATACATCCGGCCCTTTGCATTTTTGAACCAGACTATGAAGTGACTATTCACTGGTATGCTCATTTTATTTTGAAGGATATATCATACATTTTAATATTTTATTCTATTTGGATATACATAAACAGCGCTCTAAGGAAAGATGCTGATGTCCTGCTTTGTTTTGGTGCGATCTTTCTGGTGCAATGTATGGAGCTGCCACATTATCTACTGGCGGCCCGTCATAGCGAATGGGTGTTGTTGTTTCAATGTTTACTTATTATAACGGTAGCCGTGCTTATACGAACTAAAAAATCCTCAAAAGTAATCGAATGGATAAGGTATTAAAAGTAAAAGATTTCGTTATAGGCATTATTTCATTTATCATTGCTTTGTTGACACTAGGGTATAATATAGGGAATTGGCAGGGCCGAACCATACAAGATATAAATGATCTTAAAGGCCGCGTCAGGGAGGTTGAATCTGAAAATAAGAGAATTAGGGAAGATTTAGATGATAAAATAGAGCCAATGCGAAAAGATATTGTAGACATCAAAGTATTATTGCAAAATAAACAGGACAGGAAATGAGAAACTTTCTAAATAGTCCGGTAGGTGAGCGGCTAGGTATTACCATACTAGCGGCAATATATACAATAATGATGATAATAATGGCATTTATATGAGGGAAATAAAATATATAGTTATCCACTGCACCGCTACCAGCCCGCATGCCACTGTTGAATCCATACAAAATTATTGGAAACAGGAAAAGAGATGGAAGTCACCCGGATATCACTACATCATTTCAGCCAATGGAGGCGTTAAAAAACTGGCTGAAGAAAGTCAAATAACCAATGGAGTGGCGGGCCATAATTCATACTCAATTCATGTTTCTTATATAGGTGGAGTTGATTCGAAAGGCAGCCCTATGGATACACGCACATGCGAGCAAAAAGATAGCATGAGAAAGGTTATTAAAACGCTTCATCAAAAATATCCTCATGCTATAATACAGGGTCATCGTGATTTTGGAGTACCAAAAGCGTGCCCATCTTTTGATGTTAAAGAATGGCTAAAATCGCAATTAATACTATAACAGGATGTTCAAAAAAAACGGGGCCGGTGTATAAACACCGTGGCCCCTTTCACATCATATTTACCCCTATGAAAAATCATATTTCTTTATTATAACCCCTCCTTTTCCGTCATCTTCCGCTATTAATGATATGCCTCCTGCATGTTTTAACTCCATGAGGAAAACCTTTTGATCATTGCTTAATATATCACCAGCCGTTTTTACTTCGCATGCCATAAACAGCCCCGTATATCTGTTAAACCCTATAATATCCGCCTGCCCTTTTCTGCCTATGAATTTTCTTCCGGGAACTCTGATCTGATTTTGCCGCCAGCAATTCCAGCCTCTATGGGTCAATTCCCGAATAGCAAAATTAGTTATTTCGCCAGCCGTCAGGGGCTGAAATTGTCGCACTTTCATTTAATGAATAAATTAAATTATCGATATCTCTTTTGTATTTATTTTCCTGCCTTGACTTCATTTGACCATACACAACCTTTTTTGCATGTATACATGTTGTATGGTCTACAGAAAATATTTTTGCTGTTTTTGATGGCCCGTAATCACACATATGCATTAGCAAGTACATACATATCATTCTTGGATAAACGATGTCCTCTTTACGACACTTCATTTTCAGTGTATCTTCTTCTATCTCGAAATATCTACACACTACATTTATCACGTTTTGATGGGACGATCTTTTTTTGGTGACTTGCTTTTGTATATTAGATTTCAGGCCGGGAAATGAATAAGCGGCGCTTCTGGTTAGCGGTATTATCATGCTTTCACTTGATCTGTATTGAATAATGATTCTGGTATCATCATAGGGGGCTGTATTTCCACGAAATGACTTGCCGGCATACTGCATTCAACCCCCAACGTAGGATGAATAAATACAGGAATTTCCTCAAATATAAGTCCTGTTCCTCTCTTAACCTTTGTTCCATTGAAAAGTTCCGCATATACATCGCATATCCTTTGTATGGTAAATATATCGCCAACGTTTGCTTTCCCATTGGTATCTATATATTTACCTTCAACAAGAATAAATCCGGCTACTTTTTTTATACATTGAACTAATGATCCGGGTTGCATACTAATCGTTTTTTATGGCATTATTCAAAGCATTTTTAGCGTCAGAAGCGTTATAGTTGGCCCCTTGCTTCACAGGGTCTAATTGATGCTCTTTTAGATCATCCTTAAGGCTGTTGGCCTCCTGCTGAGTAAGACCACTTTCAACTTTTGATCGTATGATATCGCGTGTATCTTCATCGTATGTAGATGTTTTTATTAAGCTCATCAAATACTCATCCATAGACATGTTTGACATAACTGTGTATTCTTCTATTTCATCGACCGTGTACATGCCCATAAGCACATCCGGGCAATGAACCCGACCAAAGAATGAAGCGGCCCTATACATGAACATTTGTTCCGGCATTGTCTGCCATTTGCTGCCTTTTTTGTCGAGCCATCCTTCATTAACTACCATTTCCCATGTAACCCATGCACCTTTTCTTGTTTTACAAGTCTTTCTGTCGTCCGCTATGGCGCGACATCTAACTACTCTCCCATTGTCCTCCACAGTCTCGAAATCAAGTTCATGAAATCTTTTACAACCGTTGATGGCCGCTATCACGAATTGACCAGACCATCCGGGCGCGCCATGCACAACGTATAGATTTTGCATCACCATAAGCGGGGAAGCGCCCAGCCTGTTCGCCATTTCCAGAGCAATCATTGTATTTTGCACGTTGTCCTGAAATCTGGCAGGCACTAAGCTGGAAGAAGCCAGCATTTTTGCGACCCTTTGAGCATGCTCGAACGAATCTTTTTTGCTGAATATTTCCTGCATTGATGGCATATTCGCAGCGTTCAGCAATTCGTTATTTTGCTGTTTTAATTCTGTTGACATTTATATAATATTTAGTTAATAATAACCATACCTTTCTACAATAAAATACTTCCAATAATCATGTCCTTCTTCTGATAGGCCATGCACAAAAGCGCACATTATCGCATCATGCTCGGATTCGGCTATCCTATTCAAATCTTCAAAATTGGTGTTGACAATGGCCTGATTTTTATATGGATCGGGCAATCCGGAAAACCACTCCTGTATTGTTTTAAAATTTTCTTTTTTTTGATCCATTTCTATACGAGTTTTGTTTGTAATGAGTTGTATGCCATCCTCCGCATTGATCGCACCAATATGGGTAAAGGTTGGCAGATTTTACTCTTTTACCTTTCCTCCGTTTCCATCTAATGCCAGTACGGGCCTCTTCTTTTGTTTGGTAAAAAATCTTGTCGCACATTTCATTTATTTACAACTAATTTCATTAAATGATCCTTGCTAGTTACAAATGTCCATTCTTTTGTATTTATATTGAATAACTTTTTACTCATGGGATACCAATCAAACCGTCCTGCCCCATGATCTGTATTTACTCGAATAAATGTTTTTTAGAAAATCTTCATAATACTTTATATACATACCATGAGTAAATAATATATAAAACGAAAAACGAAAATACCATTCTCCAAAATAGGATGATATATCTATCGATTCTTAGCGCCCTTTTTCTTTTTTCTTCCAATGATAAATATTTTGATCGTCGCAACAGTAGCATAGTAATATAGCATTAAATTAAACAATATTTTCTATATTTTTATTATGTGCAGAAATATTTTTTAATGATGGGTGTTCTCTTAATTTCTGTGCATATTTATTTTCCGGGGTCATCGCGTCAAGTTCCATTAGCACGTCAATTACTGCTGATAGGCCATTATATTGATCTTCTAGTATTTCCATTTCAGTATAAAGGTTGTAAATACTACAATGGATATATGTATTGGTCTCAAAAGTAAATTCTATTTTCATTAGTTCCTTTCTGTTATATCCAGTCAAACGACGTATATACTCCATATAATTTACAGACCATGTATCCTTGTCATAAACCCATTGTTTATTTCCAACAGTAGTAAATATTTTGCCCCATTCACTATTATTTGTAGTGCACGATATACTCAAATTTGTAGGGGTGCGAAATATAGAAATTTCACCACCTTGCGCATCCGCTATTATATTTCCCAAAGCGCATGCCTTACAATCTCCTACCGCAAGGGTGCCCTCAAAAAATGATCTTACCAATGCATTATAAGCCTTTTCGAATCTTTCAGTCATAAAGTATATTTTAAAGTGATGGAAATGGGCAGTAAGTAAAAACAAACTGCCGTCTTTTCCCCATACCTATGAAAACCAGAATCTTTATACCCAAAAGCTATCACACATTAATTTAAATTGCTCAACGGTGATATAATCCACTTCTTTTAGTTCTCCAACCGCCGAACATGTTTTAGGTATTCTTTTTTAGTGTTTGTCATAATTTTTGTTTTTTATACTCCGTGTTGGTGATAATCTTCCTCATCCACAACGTTATTTTCACTCTTATATTTATATATCGCCAATAAAACAGCGGAGGATGTAAACACTAGGATCATTATTATAAAAAAAATATTCATGATAAAAGGATTTAAGGTTAAATAGCAGTCAATAAGACTAAAGACCGCGTTATATGCTCACATTTAGAGTAATGTATTATGTTTTGAAAAGTTCATTGATCCCTTAGCAAAATGGATGAATAAATCCAGATTGTTCGACACGCGTTCATTGTTTATTCCATCATAGAACCAATTACGCGCGTCATCATCATCAAATTCAATTCCGTAGACTTTCATCATTGCATCGCACAGTGACAAGATTTATTGTTTTTTTATTTATTTATCTTATTCCCCTTATTTTCAGGGCCACATTTCGATCCGCCATCCTCCTGTTTAGAGAGTTCTAAAAGCGTGGCCCCGGCGATCCAGATAGCTGCATCTGCTATTCCGTTTACCTGACTTTGTGTAAGTTCTTCATGTTGAATTAGATTAATGCCCGCTGAATGGCACAACCCCTGCATTGCTGCCATTGTGAAGGATTCTAGTTTGGTAAGACCTTTGGAGCAATCTGCCTCATGATAGGGTAGGACATAAGGATATGCGGATTTCTGTGAATTATCCATTGTTATCAGTTTTACCGGTGAAGAAATTAGCCACCATCTTATGGAAGCCCATTTTATAAAGGCCAAATATTGCAATAACTGTTGCGATACACATGTAGAGTTCTCCTGAAACGATTATCGAGTGAATGGTAGATGATTGTATCATGATTGTATGTTTAATTTCCTTTTTTATTTTTCCTAATTACTTCTTATCTAAGTTGCTTATATCCTCCTTGTTTTATACGCTCTTCAATTAAACCTTTCCTAATTGTCATTTCATTAATATGCTCACGCACTAAATCATTTTCATGTAGATATTGCGCCCATTGCTGATGGACATATTGAAGGTCTTTAGATTTCATAACAGAAAGTTTAAAGATCAATTAAACCGCTATCAGTGCAACATACAGGACAACCCCAGTAATCAGGTTCATATTTACTATTAAGTTCAACGAAAAACAATTGTAAAGGTTGTATATCAGGATAATTGGCTAAATCATATTGTTGTGATGCAGCTGACGGATTTTCATCAATAAAAATGCCATCACAATGATTACATTTACATAAATATGCTGTATTCATAACAAAGGATTTTTTAAGTGTATTCTATCGTTCGAATAGTAATGTTAGTATAACCATCTTTCAGCATGGCGCGAATAATCTCAAATAGATCAGCTTTACCCCATGCCTTTTGCTGTCTGATAGCCTCTCCACTCTTACTGAAAGTTATATTATGTGTAGGCCCGGTTATTTTACGTGATCTATTTTTCATTTTTAGAGTGATTTATTTTTTCTGATTACTTCTTCTCTAAGTTCCCTGTATCCTCTCAACTTACGCAATACGCGACCGTCCTTTTCCATCTCATCGCTATGGTAGTCGTCTATAGCCATGCTATTGGTAGTTACAGCGCTTATTTCTTTCCCATAATGAAGTATCGCCACTCTCCAATGCCCGTGGCCGGTTTTGGTAATAAAAAGAGCATGACTGTGTTTCATGGTATTGATTTTTTTTATTAGTTACCGTATTTAGATTGAACCCAAGAAATGAACTCTGCGAATTCATAATTTGATAGGTTAAGATAAGCTTTATTGAATGCTTTAGATTTAGATTTTTCCTTTTTGCTTTTAGAAAAAGCTATCTTGAACTTAGTAAGCGATTTCATGATACGGATATTAAATGTTAGTGGTCAATAATATATTCAATCCATCTTCATAGGAGAAGCAAGGAATATGCTTTCTTTTGCCATTTGGGCTGTAAATGGAGGCGCAATATGGATACTTTGAATTATCATACATAAATTTCAAAACGTCACCCCAACATCCATCAGAGAAATTATACCGTACCATTTCATCATCAATTAACTTTTCAGATATTATAGTTCGTTTTTCCATTTCTCATTTGTTAAATCGGTTGGTAAAAACTTGGATATTCGTCATCTTCTGATTTTACCGGCTCTGGTTCAGAGAATGTTAAAAAGCTAAAGAATTCTCCTTTAAAATATCCATGAACGCTAGTTATACATGAGTGGCCGCCCCAATTGTAGATAAACGGTTTGTTGTTATTGCAACCACGCCGTATGCGCTCTCCGGCATAATCCAATTTCATACATCCCTCTAAAGAGGACAGTTCCTCTTTAAGATCGCGCCCGACGTACTCTCCTTTTGTTTCCAATTTATTAATCAAGTATTTTACTTCTATACGTCTTTTCAGCACACTTCTAAACCAACGAGTTTGTTTTATTTTTTCTTTTAATTCTTCGTGAGTTTTAGCTTTTATCGTTTTCATGGTACTAACTGTTTGATGATGTAAAGATATGCGAAGTTTCGCAATCAACCAAATATTTTTCACCTTTTTTTAAAATATTTTTCATCAATCTTTATCATATATGGAGAAGACCTATAGCCATGCAGCTTTTCGTACGATTTAACACCGTCTATTTTCTTACCTTTATTCATCCTGTCGTGCAACGTGCGCGCGCTTATTCCTGTCAATTCTGCCAATTGTGCGGTAGTAATATATTTATCTGCTATTGCCATTTTATCATTTTATACGAAGGTAAAAAATATGCGACGTTTCGCAAAATAAATTTGGCTGTTTTATCTTTGTGCAGTATATTTGGATTGTCATCTAGGAGGGTAATGGTTGTGGTGTAAAGGCGCACAGTATGCGGTACGTTTCCGGTTTACGTGCATATTGGAGCGGGTTCGATTCCCGCCGCCATTCGGTTAATTTCGATTTGTTTGTAGAATAGACTGCTGGGTTTTCCAGCCCGGCAACTTTAACATTATTTAATTTAATTATATAATCTCCCTTTTTAATGCAGACATATAAGGGGGTTTTGATTTGACGGGGCCATTGGCTGAAAGAGGGGCTGCACCCTGCTGGATGCCGGTGGCCTTTTTTAATTAGACATCATGGCTTTAAGAGATCAACCGTATTTACCATTATTTATACAGGACTTTCTAACAGACGAAAAGCTGGCCGAATGCAGCGCATCGGCAACGGGGGTTTATATCCGGTTGATGTGCTTGATGCACAAGTCCGAGGATTATGGTAAAATTTTGCTTAAGCAAAAGTACAAGCAAAGTGACAAGCAAATTTTAAATTTTGCTTTACAAGTTGCTAAGAATTTGCCTTACGATTTGCTTACAGTGCAAAATGCGCTAATTGAACTTTTGGAGGAAAATGTCATACATATTGAGGGTGAATATTTACTTCAAAAAAGGATGGTAAATGACGGATTATTAAGCGAAAAGAGGTCAAAATCAGGTAGCAAAGGAGGAAAGAAAACACAGCGAAAAAATAAAGAATTTGCTTCAAAATTTGCTAAAGCAAAAGTACAAGCAAACACTGAATATGAATATGAATATGAAAATGAAATTGTAATTGAAAATGAAATTAAAAATAAAAAAGGTCAAAAACCGAAAAAGCCAAAACCGCCGAAATTCGAAATAGAACCCGGCGTAAAGCTCACAGAAGAGGAAAAAGACAACTTGATTGTCTTATATGGAAGTGAGGTTACCTTTTCAGCGATCGGCTACCTGTCGAGTTACAAACAGGAAAAGCCGTCTTACAAAACAGCCTCAGATTATCTCACTATTCGCCGCTGGGTGATAGACGCGGTAACAAAAAGTAAATCACATGTCAATGGAAATACAAAAGCAGGACAGTCAGCCTTCAGCGGTAAAAACGGAGGTTTTAAGCTCGTTACCGAATCACTTAAAAAAACAATCAGAGACCTTTCAGAGGGAAGAGCAGAGGGCATTGACACTGAAATATAAGTCAAAAAGAATCAGCGAGTTATCGCCTATGGAGTTATCAGTAAGGTGTAAGGGCATTTCGGCTAAAATATGCGTGATAACGGGCTGGCAACTGCCGGAAGACACAGAATACATCCACATTTTCGAGGATCAGCTAAAAAAAATGCTGGTGGATGAGTACCAAAACCTAAACGTGGACGAGCTGGACTATGCGATGCGAAATCACGGAACCGTAATCAAGGATTGGGGTAAGGCGATGAATCTGAGCTTAGTCCGGGAAGCACTGGATAGCTACCTGTCGTCGAGAGCCGAACTGTCGAGACTGGAAGAAAATGTTTCACGGGAAACAGAAAGTCCAAATACGCCCATGGAAGTTGTTGATTGGACAGATACCCTAAAAAGCCTAAAAAGAGGCGAAATTATCGGTTCAATCGGAGAGATGATACCTTATGCCTCAATATACGATTGGGCGGAAAAAACGGGCTTATTATGCCCAAATTCGGAGGCTAAATGGGAGTTCATGTCGATCGCTCGTGAAATCATGATTAATTTGATCAAAGAAAAGAAATCTGTTGGGCAGGCAACTGTCGATGATCGGCAGTTAATGGAGCGGCTTAGGCCGGAAACGTGGAGAAGAGATAAAATAGCCGTCTTATCGCTCATTTCTCTTACCAAAGAATTGATTGTTAAAGATTATATAAATGAAAATAAAAATAAATTATGAAAATTACAAAATTGAAAGACTTCGATTATCAAAAAGCTTGCGGCGGTCATCCGGTAGTTTATAGGGATATGTCGGGAAATATTTTCAATGCCCGGCTTATTTGCAGTGATCTTAAGGGTGATTATCCGCTGGTGTATGCTGTGGTATATTCAAGCACTGAAGAGCGCCCGGTTTTGTGCAATCGTGTAGGAGGCAATGATGGGCTTGGGTGCTTCAAAATGTTAACTACTCTCAGATTGGAGTATATTAACATTTATCGACATAAGAATGGGACTTACGGCCTAGGATGTGGTGTATTTGATACACCTCAGGATGCGGAAAAAGCTATTAGCCAATGGCAACCGGAACTTAGTTTTGTGAAAACAGTACTAGTACGTGAATGGGAAGAATAAAATATATAAACATAAAATAAATAGTATGAATACAAAAGAATTGAAACCTTTCGATTTAGAGAAAGCAAAAAACGGCCATCCTGTTGTATATCTTACCAGATCAGAGGAAAGATATCCTGCCAAATTAATTTATTCGGAGTTTGAAAACGGTGATTTGGTTTTTGTGGTGAAATTTTATGAAGGCGCTGAATCTGTTTTGATATCTGATACTAGCGGTTACATAAAATCCGCATATGGTAAACTTATGATGGTGTCAGTGAAAAAAAAGATGTGGGTGAATATATATAAAGACGCTGAAGGGTCATATTACGTGGATGGATTGACATTTGATTCTGAGGATAAAGGGATAGAGATGGGTTCAGCCGTTTATGCCGGGGGCTATACATATATACAAACTATTCCAATTGAAATTGAAGAAAAATACTAAAAATATGAAAAAACTAAAAATCATATTGAAATTAATTTTCAATTGTACCGGATATTTAATTATGATTGAAAAGCATAAAAAGCTACACGATGGTGATACGGATGTTACTATTAGTTATTGGAACGAGGGCTGTAGTGTTGGCGCGGTAGAGATGATCGTAAGGCACTATGAGGAAAAAATAAAAGAAGAAAACATCCAGTCCTCTGCATTGGATGAAGCATTACAAATACTAAAAAAATTTTAATATGCGCACAGTGATCGAAATGAAGCTTGACATTGACGAACTGATGACCATGGCGGCCAGTCTGTATAAAAAGAAGGAGAAGCGATTATACTCACGAACAATCAAGAAAATAGATATGATAAAAAAGGCCATTAATTACGTGGAAGGCGATCCCGATGCGGATTACGTCATATCTACCTATAAAAAGGTGCAGGCGAAGTACAAAAACATAGCTAATCAAAATCCATGGAGATTAACTAAGAATCCTGAAGATCAAAAGAAAAAGAAAAAATGGGATGACGAGCACGGATTGCCGGCGATCAACATGCAGTTGTCTTTTCTTAGATATATTGTAGGAAAAAATTAATAATATTATAATTTAAATTCAAATATCATGGGTTGCGATATCCACATTCATATTGAGATAAAAAGAGAGGGTAATAACTATTGGGAAGGATTCGGAGGCGAATTTAGTATAAATAGAAACTATATGCTATTTGGCATAATGGCAAAGGGAGTGAGATCATCTATAGATGATGGATACGAAATAAGGGGAATTCCACCTGACTTATCATCAAATGTTATGGAGAGGCTTTATTACTCTGTTGGGAAAGCGTATTGGTCAGAAGACAGGGTTGTAACTGAAGAGATAGCGGCCTGTTGGGCTGAGCATAATTATCCCATTGAAGACATGGGTCATTATAGAAGAATACTCAATCCAGATACCCACTCTCACAGTTGGTTAACATTGAGCGAGTTGAAAAACGTAATGGAGATTTGCCGGAATGTGGATAAGTACTTTAGTGAGCTGTATAACGTGAGAATAGAATCTATTGTATCGGCCATGGAGACCTTAGAAAAGATGTATTTAACAAGGATGGTATTTTGGTTCGACAACTAGGAAACGTATAAATTGATTATTTTATTTATATTTACTAAAAATTTTGTATATGGCAGCGCCGAAAGGTAATAAGTATGCATTAGGTAATAGCGGGGGCCGCCCAAGAATCTACTCAAGCCCTGAGCAAATGATGATCGAGATAAATGACTACTTCGAACATTGGTTGCCCGGAGAGTATGAGGAACAAACATTTATAACAGAAGAAGGCGCGATCACAAAGCGTGTATATTCACGAGAGCCAGAACCAGCAACGGTTACGGGGCTATGTCTTTACCTTGGATTTAGCAACCGGCATACGCTTGATGAGTACGAAAAGAGAGATGAGTTTACTCACATTATAAAATATGCTCGTATGATGGTTGAGCGCGCATATGAGAATAGATTGCACGGCCAAGCCCCTACAGGAGCCATTTTTGCCCTGAAAAATATGGGATGGAAGGATAAGACGGAACAGGAGTTGAATGGCAATTTGGGCATCGTATGGCAGGAGGAAAAAACATATAAGAATCCAGCAGATGAGGCTAAATCTAAAGCAGACTAGGGCATTAGATTATTTGGAGGATGATATAACCACTGAGCTGCTTTTCGGTGGGGGTGCTGGCGGCGGCAAGTCAATGTTGGGTTGTTATTGGCAACTGAAGAGAAGATATAAGTATCCGGGGTCTCGCGGCCTCATAGGGCGCACCGAAATGAAGACACTAAAGGAAACAACTTTGGTGTCTTTCTTTAAGGTGGCAAAAATACAGGGCCTTGTAGCCGGCACACATTTCAGGTATAGGGACAATCCGCATAACGATATCCTTTTCCCTAACGGCTCTTTGATATTATTAAAGGATTTGGCTTACCAGCCTAGCGATCCTAATTTCGATGGACTGGGTTCGTTGGAGGTGACAGACGCGTTTATTGATGAAGCAAATCAGTGTGTTCACAAGGCTAAAACCGTTCTGTCTTCACGCATCAGGCATGGGCTGGATGAGTTTGGTTTAATACCAAAGATGCTGATGGGGTGCAATCCGGCAAAGAATTGGGTGTATTCTGAGTTTTACCGCGCTGACAGAGATGGAACAATTGAATCATATCGAAAGTTCGTACAGGCATTAGCGACCGACAACCCGGATATATCGCCTCACTACATCGATAACCTGATGAAGATGGATAAGGCGAGCAAAGAGCGCCTGTTATATGGTAATTGGGAGTATGACGACGATCCGGCGACAATGATAGAATACGAGCGAATATTAGATTGTTTTAGTAATTATCATCTCGCAGCAGATCGATCCAGAGCGGATAAAATATCATGTGATGTGGCCCGATTTGGAAAGGATAAAACCGTTATCGCGGTGTGGTTCAGTCCGCGGCATGTGAAGTTATTCGTATTTAAAGGCATATCTACTACAGAGACCGCCGAAAAGCTACAGGCCGCGCGAATACAGTATGGCGTTGGATTGAGCCGTGTAGTGGTAGATGAGGATGGTGTCGGAGGCGGTGTGGTTGACATGGTGAAATGCAAAGGGTTCGTAAATAATAGCCGGCCCCTTCCGGCCCCTTTCAATCCTAAATTGGATGAAAATACGGGTAAGCCACTACCGGAGAACTTTAAAAACCTGAAAAGCCAGTGCTATAAGTATTTGGCCGATAGAATAAATGGAGGCGGCTTACACATAGAATGTGATGACCCTGAGATAAAACAAGCAATAACGGAGGAATTGGAGCAAGTGAAGAAGGCAAACGTCGATAAAGACGGCCCCTTTGAAGTCATAAGCAAAGACAAGGTAAAAGAGGTGCTGGGCCGATCTCCCGACTATTCAGATGCCCTAATGATGGGCGAATATATTGAATTAAAACCTAAATTAGGAGTAGGAGTAGCGTAAATAAAAATACATGGCAAACATAATACAGCGCCTTTTCGGCGGTAAAAAAGCAGAGCAAAGGATTGTTAACCCTAATCCAACAAGAGCGGACTTTGATGCCGCTATTCGTTTTTTAGGGGGTCAATTAGTGCCTTATAACGTTGCAGATAGGTCTATATATATCAACTCAGGATATGCCTATAATGACATTGTATATAGTGTGGTTAAGATCATATTGGATAAAGCAATTGTGGCCTCGTGGGGGCCGTATACTGTAGTGGATGAAAAGGCATACGCTAAATCTAGGTCATTACTGTTAAAGATGACTACAAGTAAAAGCATATCGGCGGATGATTATAAAGAGGCTATGTATTTACAAGGGAAAGGACTACAGCCTGCTGATGATGCCGGTCTTTTAAGATTACTGGAACGACCGAACGAAAACGATACATGGTCTGATCTTAATTTCGGTCATTGGTGTTACAAATTGATCACTGGTGATTATTTTGAAGCCGGCTGGGCTACGGAAGCCAGCGGCGGATTGAATGCCGGCGCACCATTGCAGTTGTACGGCACGCCATCCCAATACATGAGGATCAAAACAGCATCCGGCACTTTGCCGCTTACCGCAGAGAGCTATGAGCTGTATTATGGTTATGTAATACCGTTTACAAAAGAAGATATATTACACGAAAAATATTTCAATCCTGAGTGGGATTCCTATGGCATCCAATTATATGGCCTCAGCCCATTAAAAGCTTATTTAAAGCGCTTACAACGTAACAACCTCGCACAGATCAGGGGAGCTAAAGCCATGCAAAATGCCGGTGCTGATAACATCGTTTACCTTGACGACCAGAAAATACAGTCCGATTTTGATTTATCGATCGATCAGATGGCGGCCATGAAAAGGACATGGGAAGACGAGCAATCAGGCGTGGATAACGCTGCTAAAGCGGTGTGGAGCGCGTATAAAATAGGCACTGCTAGACTTACGCTGTCGCCTGTGGAATTGGCACTATTGGACAGTGAAAAGTTCGACCAAGAAAGGGCCTGTCACATTTATGGAGTGCCGCCTGCATTATTCAGCACAGATGCCAGTACATACAACAACCTGATGGTGAGCGAGCGCGCATTAACTACTCGTTGCGCGATGCCATTAATTTTATCTCGTGAACAATCATTTAACAGGAAGTTACGTACCTTAGCGAGGTATCGCAACGGACGTACTGTTATAGCGCCTGATCTGACCTGTTATACAGAACTTGAAGCACAAAAGGCAGAGCAAGTTGAATGGTTGGGTAAGTCCTTTCTGCCACTGCGCAGACGTTATGAGATAATGGGAGAAGATTTGCCCGATTTCCTGAGTGAAGAAGAATTAAACGCTATTCCGGTACCATCTGGCACTACATTGCTTTCTGAGCGGCCAGCGCGAGTACACCGCCCCGTCCTCTCGGAACATGGTGATCGCCAACCCGGGTTCGTCGGCGGACAGGTCGGCATGGAAGCGCTGGAAGTAGCCCGGTGCGTGGCTCACCGTCACCACGCCGGCGAAGGCGCCGTTGCCGTCCACCCGCGCCTGGCTCACGTTGAACAGCGCTTCCCCGGTGGTGCGTCCGGGCGCCACCTCCGAGAAGTGGATCATGCGTTGCGCCGCGCGGGCCTGGTGCCAGGCGAAGTACTCGTGGTCCGCCAGCACCAGGCCGGGCGGCGGCTCGGTGCGGTCGGTCAGCACGGGCCGGCCCTGCGCGTCGATGATCCAGATCGACTGGATCTGCGGCTTGGACTTGCCCAGCGCCTGCAACTGCTTGAAGAGGAACGCGCGGCGCGCGGGCGGCGCCGTCTCCAGCCCCTCGGCCAGGTCGACCACGTGCTGCAGCAGCGTCTCGTTGGTCTCCAGCACCTTCAGCGCATGCTCGTTGGCGATGCGCAGCGCCCGGTCCAGGCGCACCTCGGCCTCCTCGTGCACCTGGCGGTAGCGGTAGGCCGCGAAGGTGCCGTAGATCAGCAGCGGCACCAGCAGGCACAGCACCAGCAGCGTGCGCAGGGTGCGCAGGCTCG